ACCTCACTGATTCTCACACTTGCCCATCATTCATCAGATCAATAGTACCCATCAAATAACCACTATCACTGAAACTTATCCAGGACACGGCCTATTATAAAGAATCTGAATGGGGCGGCCCCCCTAGCACATGCTGCTCATCTATGTAGTTCCCACCCATATACAAAATAAGCCAATTTAGAAAAAAGGCTTTGTTTGAATCTTTTTCAAGTTCTTGATTAACAACATTAATTAAACTTGTATTGCTAAATAAGTTTATTGCGGGTATTTTTGTCTGGTGATTGAGCATTCCCATTTAACGGAAAAAGACCGTGAGGCCATTGAAGAGCGTAAGGAGATACGTAAGCGGAAGCGTGGTCGGCCTAAGAAGTCAGAGGTAAAGGCCAAGAAGCAGGGTAATCGTGGGCCAGTAGGTCGTCCAAAGGGTGATGCAGCGATTATTAACGAGTATAAGGCTCGTATGCTGGCCTCCCCTAAATCCAGGTTAGTTCTAGAGACAATTTTCAATGCTGCACTTGATGATGAACATAAGAATCAGGCGGCTGCATGGAAGATGATTATGGATCGTATGCTACCCGTAGCTGCTTTTGAGAAGGAAGTCGTGAAGGATGGTGGTCGTAGTGCTATCCAGATTAACATTACAGGCGTTGGTGCAGTAGACATCCCTGATCAACCCCCTATTGAGGCAGAATTTGAATGAAGAATATCGTGTTATCAATAAAAGAATTCCTCGCAAAGCTCTTTATGAAGGAAAAAATCAAGGAAGAAGCTAAATTAATCGCTGAAGACGTTGTTGATGAGATAAAACACAAGGTAAAAGTGAAAGAAATCAAAGAAAAAATGAAAAGGGCCAGAGATGCCAAGGGGCGTTTCTTAAAAGACGACCCTAATACTGAAAAAAACGAAGCGTATGACGACTAAGGAACAAAACTGGATTTACACTTACAAGTGCCAGTTTGTAGACAACTACGACGGTGACAGCGTGACGCTAAACGTTGATCTCGGACTCAAGACTTGGCGTATGAACGAAAAGTGTAGAATGTTTGCCGTGGACACACCTGAACTGCGCGGGGAGCAAAAAGCATTCGGGGAATTGGTGCGGGATAAATTATCAGACTTGATTAAGTCATTCTTAGACGACGGTTATGAACTGCTGGTAGAAACGCACAGAGACAAGGATGGGAAGTATGGTAGATTGCTAGTCACTCTGCATTTGGTGCATCACGAAAAAGCTGGGATCAACGTTAATAATTGGCTCGTTGAGAATAAATATGCGGTTAGCTATTTCGGGGCGTCAAAATCTGATATCAAAGCCCAGCATCAAAGAAACTGGGCATTGATAAATATGGCTTAATTGAGTTGTTTGATAAGGGAAAAGAAGACAAATATGGTCGAGTCCTGGCTAACCTTTATACCTATGAGGCTCAGAAAGACATTGCTCAACTCCTGATCAACGAAGGTTTAGGTGTAGCTTACGATGGCGGAACTAAGACACATAGCTGGGGATGACCGAACTTAATATACAGTTGCTTCCCTGGCAGCAGGATGTCTGGAACGACACTACTCGCTTTAAGATCGTTGCTGCTGGTAGACGTACAGGAAAGTCTCGTTTAGCCGCCTGGATGCTGATAATTAACGCTCTACAGGCCGATAGAGGGCATGTTTTCTATGTCGCACCCACTCAGGGACAGGCCAGAGACATTATGTGGCAAACCCTTCTGGAGTTAGGGCATCCCGTAGTATCTGGCTCACACATAAATAATTTACAGATTAAATTAATTAACGGGGCTACCATTAGCTTAAAGGGTGCTGACCGACCCGAAACCATGCGTGGTGTATCCCTGAAGTTCCTTGTTCTTGACGAATACGCTGATATGAAGCCTGAAGTCTTTGAACAGATACTCAGACCTGCTTTGGCTGACCAGAAGGGTGGAGCCATGTTCATTGGTACACCGATTGGCAGAAATCACTTCTACGATCTCTATAAGTACGCTGATTTAGGAGATGATGAGACTTACAAGGCATGGCATTACAGTTCCTATGACAACCCCCTGTTAGACCCTGAAGAGATAGATACTGCCAAGAAATCCATGTCATCTTACGCATTTCGGCAGGAATTCATGGCTTCTTTTGAGGCCAGGGGTTCTGAAATGTTTCAGGAAGAGTGGATTAAGTATGGTACAGAGCCTGAATTCTCTGATTGTTATATTGCGATTGACCTTGCAGGTTTTGAAGAGGTAGGAAAAAAACGTGCCAAAAACTCCAGACTTGACAGTACTGCGATTGCAGTAGTCATGGTAACTGATCGAGGCGACTGGTATATTAAGGAGATTATTCACGGCAGATGGGATCTCAACGAGACTGCTCAGAAGATTTTTAACGCTGTAGACAAGTACGAGCCAATCTCTGTTGGAATAGAAAGGGGTATCGCTAAACAGGCGGTAATGTCACCTTTAACCGATTTGCAGAAGCGGTATAACAAGTTTTTTAGAGTGGTTGAGCTAACACACGGCAACCGTAAGAAAACAGACCGTATTATGTGGTCGTTGCAGGGAAGGTTTGAAAACGGCGTTATTTCTTTAGAAAAAGCTGATTGGAACATAAAGTTTCTTGATGAACTCTTTCAGTTCCCTGATCCGTTAACCCATGATGACTTAGTTGACGCACTCAGTTACATTGACCAACTAGCCCAAGTACCATACGGGATCAATGATATTGAGTTTGATGAACCTGAAATACTAGACGTTATTGCAGGATACTAATGGAAGAAAAAGAAGAGCCAGAATTTCTCGATAGGATTAACAATCCTGAGAAATATCCTTACATAAAAAATGAGGATGGATCTATTTCAACTCACCGCATGGCGGCTGAGATTGATGACAAAACTGGAAATTGGATTGTTTTTCCTATGATTCAATTTGACGGAGAGTCTTTAAAGCAGTTTGAAACAAATCAAGATGCAATGGATGAGGCGATAGCAACAGGAAACTTTTTAGAAATGCCCTCAAAGGAAGAAGCTCTTGATTACGCAAAAGGCGGGTATAAAGAAGGAACTGCATTAGAAACTTTCAACCCTTTAGCAAAGAAAGCAAACAAAGCTAATACTTTCGTAGAGGCTGTGGAGTAAACCATGAGCGATATATACGAAGCAGACCCATTATTGATGGAGCAATCTATCGAAGATTGGGTAATGACTAAGTGTGATGATTGGCGTGACCACTACGAGTCTAACTATTCTTACCGTTTTGACGAGTATTATCGTCTTTGGCGGGGTATTTGGGATGTCTCTGATAGCGAAAGAGCCTCTGAACGGTCAAGAATTATCTCGCCAGCCCTCCAGCAAGCGGTTGAATCTAACGTAGCAGAGTTAGAAGAGGCAACCTTTGGGCGTGGGAAGTGGTTTGATGTCTCCGATAATGTAGGAGATACAGATCGAAATGATGTACTTTTCCTGAGAAACAAGCTCACTGAAGACTTTGAGGACTGTAAAGTTCGTAAATCAGTTGCTGAATGCTTAATTAATGCGGCTGTTTTCGGTACAGGCATAGGCGAAATTATCATCGAAGAGATGAAAGAGATGGCTCCTGCTACCCAACCGATTATGGGCGGTGATCTGCAAGCGGTCGGAGTTACAATTCAGGACAGGGTAAAGGTTAAGTTAAAGCCTGTTATGCCACAGAATTTCCTGATCGACCCTGTTGCAACGTCTGTAGAAGACTCAATGGGTGTAGCAATAGACGAATTCGTCAGTATGCACCAAGTAGAAATGCTCCAGGAGCAAGGTGTTTACCTTGATACTTACATTGGCCCTGCTGCTCCAGACACAGATTTAGAGCCAGACCAAGATCTGACTGTCTACCATGACAATAAAGTGCGTCTTACCAAGTATTACGGTCTTGTTCCCAGAGAAATGCTTGATAGCGCATTAGAGGAAGATGAAGAAGTAGAAGTTCTGACGGAAGAAGAAGATCAATCCAGATACGTTGAAGCCATTGTTGTTATTGCTAACGGTGGTGTACTTCTAAAAGCAGAAGCTAATCCTTACATGATGCAGGACAGACCTGTTGTAGCGTTCCCGTGGGATGTAGTACCAGGAAGATTCTGGGGTCGTGGTGTCTGTGAAAAAGGTTACAACTCTCAAAAAGCACTCGATACTGAGCTTAGAGCAAGAATTGACGCATTAAGCTTAACAATT